CACCGAGTTCAAGGGCGCAACCGACTTGCATCGCATTGGACAAGAGACAGGCGCTTTCGGCCCGCTGGTCACTGACATTGACAAGAACTTCGTCATGCCTTACCAGCGTCCGCTCCTGTTCGCCGACATTCTCGGCTCGGGCACGGTTTCCGGCAACAGCATCAAGTATCCGGTGTTCGGAGCGCTCGAAGGGTCCACGGCATTCGTGGCCGAGGGTGGCGCGAAGCCTCAGATTCATCTGGCTGACCCCACATGGGTGACCGATTCTCTGGCTGAGGTCGCGGGATTCTTCAATATCACTGATGACATGGCGGAGGATGCCGACTATGTGGTGTCCGAGATCAACTCGACCGCGCTCTACGACTTGCAGCTGCGTGAAGAACTTGCGTTGCTGTCCGGTGATGGAACCAGCAACTCCATCAAGGGTGTGCTCAAACGCGACGGCATCCAGACTGTGGCGAACGTTTCGAAAGGGACGGTCAGCGACCCTGATCTGATCTTCAAGGGCATTTCCACCGTGCAGGAGGTAACCGGCTTCGCTGCTGATGGCATCGTCATTAACCCAGCCGACTATCAGGCTATTCGTCTGTCCAAGGATTCGAACGGACAGTACTTTGGTGGCGGTTTCTTCGCTGGCCAGTATGGCAATGGTGGAATCATGCAGAATCCATCGTTGTGGGGGCTTCGCACTGTTGTGTCCGCCAGCATCCCGAAGGGTACTGTCGCCGTCGGCGCGTTCTCGATCGCCGCGAAGGTGTTCCGCAAGGGTGGTGTGCGCATCGAATCCACTAACTCGCATGGCGATAATTTCACCAACGATCAGATTACCGTGCGCCTGCGCGAACGTCTCGGATTGCAGGTCAAGTATCCGGCAGCCATCGCCAAGGTGACTCTTGGCACTACGGCATGAGGTGATCGCCGATGATGAAACCCTATGAACTCAACGGCCGCACCTTCTTGTATAGGGAAGGTCAACAGCCGAAGGGCGCGGTTGAAGTCACGCAACGAGCACCAGAGAACAAGGACGCATCCAAAACGGTGAAGCGCAAAACCTCCACCGCCAGACAAGAGAAGTGAGGTGATGGGGCGATGGTTGAAACGATTCCAGACCTGGTATCCAGTGACACTACGGTGGACTCGTCGACATGGCTCAAGGCCGCACAGCAATCCGTGCGATCCTACTGCGGCTGGCACATCGCCCCAAACATCACACAGACCCTGAAACTCGACTCCTACGGCGCTCGCACCCTGCTGCTGCCATCCATGCACGTCACCAACATCTCAAGCCTGCTGGTCAACGGCGTTGAAATGAAAGACAGCATCGATTGGGGCATCGCAGGGACCGTGCGCCTGCGTGACGGATGTTTCCCCGACTGTCCAGGAGCCGTACAAGTCACGTTATCCCACGGTTTCGATGCCAGTGAAGTCGCAGACGTTACATCGCTGATATTGAAGCTCGCGCAACGCGGTTCGACTGGTCCTGGAGTCATCGGCTCGCAATCCACGAACGGTTCGAGCGTCACCTTCATCACCGCAGGCGGAGCACCATTGAGTATCCCACTCCTGCAGATTGAGAAGGACGCATTAGAGCCGTACAGGCTGACATGGGGAGTGTCATGAGCACCGCAGCCGATTACGTAAAGCAGAATTCAACGTTTTCGCTGCGGTACACGGGACAGTTCACACGTCAGCGCAGGAAGCAGGTCGTTGACCCATATGATCCAGACACCGCCACCCTTGGCGATTGGACTGACACGGACGACATACAGGTGAACGGCGCTCTGGCATCACTTACGAGTACCGAGCAGGATGATGCGGTACGCAGCGAAGTGCTCAGCACCGCACAGTTCGTTTCAGACAATCCCAATCTCGATGTCAGACGTGGCGACCGACTACTGGCCTCTGATGGGCGCAAATGGAACGTGGTCGGCTACCCGACCCATGACGTGAACGCCTTCACCGGCTGGCAGCCGACAATCGTCTGCAACCTTGAGGAGGTGACCGGATAATGCCAAGAGCAGGACAGACTCAGGTGGATTTCAACGACGCGTTCTTCTCCAACATTCTCCGTAGCGCGGGCGTGAAAAGCCTGTGTATGCAGAAAGCCGAGAAGGTGCTGCAAGCCGCCAAAGCAAGCGCACCCGTAGGCGATCCAGATAACCCCGTCTATACTCGCCCTGAACGGCATCCGGGACAGTACAGGGATGGCTTGCAGATTGAGACCGTCTCCCATGCGCACCGTGACACGGTTCTCGTGGTAGGAACGGACGCGAAGACCATGCTCGTGGAATCCAAGACCGGTAACCTGGCGAGAGCATTGAAGGCGGCGAAATGACACTCTACCTGCCACCCGACATGGAACTGTTCCTCACCAAGTGGCTGCGCTCGCAGATTCCTGACGTGCGTTTCGTCAACAAGGAGCCGGAAAACCTTTCGACTCCACTGGCGAAGCCCGTTGTTGTCATACGCGATGATTCGGGAACCAAGACATCGTATGTGACGTTCGACCGTTCCATTGGCGTGAGCGTGTTCGCCGGTTCGAAGACCAACGACAAGCCCGCCAATGATCTTGCAAGGCTCGTCTACGCATATCTGACGAGTGGGGAAATCGTATCCGCGCCTGATTCCCCCATTGCTTCCATCGTTGAAGGTGGATGCAATGGCCCATACCCAGTGCAGGATGATCAGGATTACGCACGTCGATATCTGACCGTCGAATATTCGACTGTTGGGTCAATTCAATAAACAATCAGTATCTATTTAAAATGTGCCACCTTTTTGAGGTGGCTTTTTATATATAAGGAGAAAACATGACTGCTGACAGCAAGGGAAATAATCTTCAAGACGTTGACGTACCTATCACGGGACAGCTGGCCATCGCACCCTATGATGAAGCAAACCTCTTGACCTCCGAGCAGGGCGGAGGGGCGACAGTGACGTGGCCGTCACCCAATCCGTATGAATGGCTTGGCCTGATCAAGAAGGATGGAGGCGCTACCGAGAGTCAGGACAAGGGTGACGCCATCGAGTTCTTCCAGAAGGGCTACTACCTGAACCAGGATCCGACGCTCACGATCCAGTATGGTCTGGCGGAGTTCAATACAGCAGTCCGCAAGCTCATCACCGGTCAGACTGCGGATGCGAACGGCATGATCGCCGTGGACACGTACACGCCGGACACGAAGTGGATCCTCTTCTATGAGGAAATCTACAAGAACGGCAGGATTCGCCGTCTGAACGGGGTCATACAGGTAACCAAAACAGAGGTTGACCAGTCCGAACGCGGCAGCGTCAAGGGCCATTCGGTGACCATGACATGGCAGCCCGACAAAATCGTTGGAAACGGTTCCACAACCAAGTTCAACGAGTGGCATTACGACCCCAAGAGCGTGAAGTCGGTAGCGGTAACCGCGTCTGACGGCGGAATTACTCCGAAAGTACAAGTTAAACAAGCCGTTCAATTGAAGGCTGTGGCGACGTTGGCAGATGGTTCTACCAGTGATGTCACGGCATCCGCGCAATGGTCGTCTGACGCCGATTCAAAGGCAACTATTGACAAGGCCGGCAAGGTTACGGGAGTTTCCACCGGATCAGCACATATGGTCGCTTCGATCGACGGTGTCCAATCTAAACCAATTGAAGTAACAGTAACTGTCTGAACAATATTCATCCCTCCCCTTTGGTTCATGCTCTCCAAAGGGAAGGGACTTTTATTTAAAAGAGCTTGACTTTAAAGGAGCATAAGCATGGTACAGAAGAACAGTATTCCAGACGATCTCAACTTTGAAGATGCCGATAAAGCATCGTATGACGAGGGCATTGTCCAAGCGGGCAAGGCACTTGAAAACCGCTATATCGTCAGATTCCCAAGCCTGTATGTGAAAACGTATCTCGGCAACACATACCGCCTCCCACTTGCGGTGAAGGCAGACTACTTCGACAGTGAAGACAATGATGCATCTCCTCTGGAACAGATTAAATCAGTGCTGGCACGCGAGAATCCAGGCAAGAAGAAGGAAATTGATCGGGAGTTGTCGGTCACTTTGCTTGCCATCGGAGATAGGTATGCAGATGTGATCGCCGACGTGCAGATGGCATCACTGGGAAAATTCAAGGCTTCCTCCGTGACATCGAAGCCGACCGAGTAGAAGCCGCTGCGGACTTCGCCAGGATCGGATGGTCACTGGCTGGCGATGTGGGTAACCGACTGCGTTACGGAGACGCGATGGCGTTGTACGCCGCGCTCATGGAGGACCCATCCAGCCTGACCGGGGCCAAGCATCTCGGGCTTGACTACCCGATGAGCTGGGAAGGTCTTTCCATCGCCTTCCAACAGCGTGGGTACCTGATGCCCGCCCCTCTGGCGATAGGCGAGACGACTGACGGCGGTCAGGCTGATGACGAGGAACTGGAACAGGCGAAGGCGAAACTCAGCCCGTTCCCCGGAGTGGATGTAGAGGAGATGACATGACAGGTGAAGCAGGGGCCGAGGTCGGTTCGGGACACGTTTCAATCTTCCCGGTGATGACCGGGTTCCGTTCCATGGTCTCCAAGGAGATCCAGGCTTCAGGCAAGGAAGGCGGAAGCATCTTCTCGCGCGCCTTCCATGGTGTCGGGTCAAAGACTGGCTCCTCGCTCGGGAAAGACATGAAGAGTGCATTTAATGGATCTGCGGGGGATTTCGCATCGCCAGCGTTGAAGAAGATGCAGTCCGAGGTTGCTTCTGCGGCTCGCGCCATGAGTGCGGCCAGGCTCAAGCAGCAGGATGCCGCAGGGAAAGTCCGTGTTGCCGAAGCCCAGCTTTCCGCCGCTATTGAGAAGAACGGTGCGGAGTCGGTGCAGGCGGTAGCAGCTTCCGAACGCCTCGCATCGGCGAAACGCAAGGAAGCCTCAACTTCCGATGTGCTCACCGCTGCAAACAAACGTTTGGAAAGTGCGAAGAAGGCTGTTGATGATGTCAAGCAGGCGACACTAGAAGCTCCTAAGACAAATGCTTTCACGAGTGCCATTCAGAGAATCAGAACGAGCATTCAGGGTCTCAACCGCGAAAAAGTTGACGGGGTTACCTCGAGTCTGACTGGGTTCGGTGTCAAGTGGGGCGTGGTTGCAGGGGTGGCCTCCGCTGCGACGCAGCGCATTATGGGGTTGTTCTCAGGGATGATCTCTGGTGCAGAGAATGCTTCGGACTCAACTCAGAAGTTCAAGAACACGCTGAACTTTGCAGGAATTGATACGAAGACCATCGACAAGCTTACCGCGCAGACTCAGAACTACGCGGACAAGACCGTCTATGATCTCGGTGACATCCGTTCTGCGACCGCCCAGTTGGCATCCAACGGGGTGAAGGACTACGCGAATCTCGTGGAGGCCGCTGGTAACCTGAACGCCGTGGCCGGTGGTAATGCGGACACATTCAAAAGCGTGACGATGGTGCTCACCCAGACCGCAGGAGCGGGAAAGCTCACTACAGAGAACTGGAACCAGCTCCGTGACGCGATACCCGGCGCTTCGGGCAAGATCCAGGATGCTTTGAAGAAGAACAAGGCGTACACCGGAAACTTCTCGGACGCATTGGAGAAGGGGCAGGTCAGCGCCGACGAGTTCAACAAGGCGCTCATGGATCTGGGCATGACCGACATTGCGAAGAAGGCGGCTGCAGACAGCAGCACGTTCGAAGGTGCGATGGGCAACTGGCAGGCTGCGGTCGAGAAGTTCGGAAGCACGTTCCTGGACACGATGAAGCCGCAGTTGACTGGTGCAATCAATTTCGCTTCAGACAAGCTCGGTGATTTCACCAACTGGTTCAAGACCACGTGGGATTCGGTCTCGGGACTGATTGCGAAGAAGGATTTCAAGGGCGCTTTCCAGAAGGCTTTCAATATCGACGATTCCACCATGAGGAACCTGTCGAAATCATTCTCGGGGATAAGTGACGGGATCAAAGACATTGGGAATGCCCTGGACCCTCTTAAATCCAAGGTGAGTGGCGCGGGCGCGCCGTTCGCGCTGCTGAACTCAGGATTGAACAGGTTTGCACAGGCGATGAACCTGGTGCAACCGATTCTTCCTGCCATAGCAGACCTGATCAGTCTTTTCGGCGAACTTCCAACCGGAGTGCAGTCGGCAGTACTTGGCTTTGCTCTCTTCGGTAGGCAGGCCACCTCGGTCCTCACTCCCATAACTGCCGTCGTGAAGGGAGCGTCTAGTCTTGTCAAGGGCATTGGTTCGGTTGGCAGCGCCATTGGCGGAATGATTTCCGGCAAGCTTGCCAATTCCAGTTCTATAGCTTCGATTGCTGAATCATTGGAGGATGCTGGCAGCAGTGCCTCAAGTGCAGCGCCGAAGATCAGCAGCGCGGCCAAGAGCGTGGAAACCCTTGACACCAAAGCAGCCGGAGCGGTCAAGAAAACAGGTGGACTGTCATCCGCATTAGGAGGATTCAGCCCGGTAAGTGCGGCTTTCGGTGTTGCTGCGATAGGCGTTTCCGTTGTGTTGGCAGGTATTGCTGACGATTCGGAAAAGTCAGGTAACACTATTGATGATTACACTGCGGCAGTCAAGGAAGGAGGCAGTGCGACAGCTGATTTCTTCACTAAGTTGAAGTCTGGAAGCGAGGGATCACTCGGATTATGGGATAAGTTCAATTCCGGTCAAAAGGCTTTCACTGATGGCTCATTAGCTCAAGCGGCGAAGAATGCCGGAATCAGTTTCGATACTGTGCAACAGGCGATATCGGGCAGTAGCTCGGCTATGCAGATTCTTAATGACAAGACCGGCAACCTGTGGAATCAGATGACTGACTCCGGTTCGTCCGCAAAAGTCGTCAAAGATCAGGTCAATGGTCTGCGTGATGCGTACAAGGACACGATTAATCAGATGATCCAGTACTCCAAGACTCAGGATTCGATTACAGCAGGATTCGGTAGCGCATCTGCGAAGTTCAGTGAGCTCAGTACAACGCTGAAAGCCAACGGAGATAACCTGCAGAACAATGGCCAGCTGTCACAACAGTCATCTCAATACATGCAGTCTGCAGCATCGAGCGCTTTGGAGGCAGCTAAAGCGCAGGTGGTATATGGGAAAGCGAATGGAGATACTGCCGGGAGTGTGCAGGAGGCCAAGAATCAGATTCAATCCATGCGTGACCAACTGGTCGGTACTCTCACACAGTACGGAATGAGTGGGGATGCGGCGAATAAGTATGCTGATGCGCTCGGACTGATACCAGGCAATGTGAACACTGATGCGTTCCTTAAGACCGATGTTGCTACTTCTGACCTTACGGCGTACCTGAATCGTATGCAGGCAACCCCAGATCAGAAGAAGACAGTGATGAATGCTCTGACAGATCAAGCAGACGGGAATGTTGACAATCTGCATCTCAAAATCAGTGATTTGCCGACATGGGTGAATTCGGTGCTAACCGCTGATAATAATGATGCGAAGAGGAAGACTTCCGATGCAACCACGTCACTGCGTCATTTCAACGGGTCGAGAGCCAATGCTTCACTGACTGCCAACAATGATGACGTGAAGAACAAGGCTTCCGCAGCGCAGAGAAGCATCAACTCTGTTCCAGAGAAACATAAGACAGATTTCACTGCGAATCAGACTGGGAGCGGATGGTCCAAAATTAAGGACTTTTTCTCTGGCATTCCCGGAGCGCTCGCAACATATTGGGGCATTGGTAGGGCAAATGGAGGGGAGGTCAAACGTGCGAATGGTGGGATCGTGCAACGTTTGGCATCAGGTGGTCCGTCCGGGTTCGTGACAGGTCCTGGAACATCCACGTCGGATTCGATCCCCACATGGCTGTCCGACGGGGAGTACGTGATTCGTGCAGCGGCTGCGAGAAAGATTGGTTTGCAGAACCTTAATCGGGCCAATGCCACAGGAAAGATTTCAGGAGGAACGGTTGTATCCTCGCAGCCAGTGGTGAACCAGTACATCAGTGTCACGAATAAGGGTGTGGCGAATCCTTATGTGAATGGGAACATTATTGGCCGTAGCGTAGCTTCTTCGGCTCGTGCTTCGTTGATGGGGGTGTGAGGATGATTGATGCTCATGCGTTTCTCTATTTCGGTGATGGTCAAAGCGTCAAGTTCCACTCGGGAAGGTACAAGCCTGATGGAGGCGCGCTGATGATCGGCAAGGAAGGTATCGAGGGTTGGTGGGGTGCGCCTGATTTGAAGGTGGATGTGACGGAGCGTGCGTCGGGTAATGGTGCGCATGATGTGGCGGCTGACCGGATTTTGTATGCGTCGCGTACGGTGACGGTGCATTTCGATGCGATCGGTGACGTGCATGGTGAGGTGTTGGATGCGATCACGAGGGTGTCGCAGGCGAACGGGCTTCCGGTGAGGTTGCGTGTGGTGGATGACCGGTCGGATACGTTCGTGTCGGGATATGTTCGTCCCGAGTTTGGTGCGACATGGAATGACCGTCACCAGACCGGCACTCTCACTATTGTGTGTCCTCGTCCTGAGCGTTTGGCGTGGAGTCCGTTGCAATCGCAGTTGTTCCCGGTGTCGGCGGTGCAGGGTGGTTTGAGGTATGACGGTGGTACTGGACTCAAATACCCGTTGAATTATGGGACGGGTGGGGTCGCGTCGAACGTGGCGCTGCTGTTGAATCAGGGCAGCTCGAAGGCGTTTCCGGTGCTCACGGTGACAGGCCCGTTCCCGAACGGGGTGCAGATCCAGTGGGGTGGTAACGCCCTGCAGTATGACGGCGCTATCGGTGCTGTGCCGCTTATTTTGGATTCGCGTTCCCGGACGGCTTCGATGGGTGGGGTCGATGTGAGCCGGAACCTGTCGCGCCGTGATTTCCCTGTGGTGTCCGCGAATGGTTCGGTGTCGCTCAGGCTGATGAGCGCTGGTACCGGCTGGGTGACGGCAGTGTGCCGCGACACCTACGTCTAAATATCTCTTTTAACAATCATCTGCCCTGCCTCGTGCGGGGCTTTTTCATTTGGAGGCTCTATGACTACTGCGCTCGGAGTTGACGTTGACACTGATGGCAATGGGGTTGACCCGTTGACGCATCGGCAGATCATCAAACGGCATTGGAACAACACTGGCATCATCGGCGGGCTGACGGTTTCCGGACGTCCCGACCTGTACTATGCCGTGTCGGCTGGGGTGGCGGTCTGCTCGATGGGTGATGCAGACGGATACACAGAAGCGTACTGGCCGGGCGGCAAGACCGAGAACACGGTGAGTGCGGGTGATGGCACGTACTCGCGCATCGATTCCGTCTATCTGCTGGCGAGCACTGGCACTCCGGATAATCAGGTGCACTGCAAGGTCTTACAGGGAACGCCCTCGGCTTCTCCCGTGGCTCCCACGCTGACTGCTGGCGCGCTGCTTCTGCAGCAGATGCTGGTTCCTGCGGGAGCGTCGAAAACCAGTTCGGCCAGTGTGAATGGTAGTAAGAACTATGCGATACCGTATGGCGGCTCGTTGGGGCGGCTTGGTGCGTTGGGTACAAACACGAACACTACCGCGCAGGAGTGGAAGCCGCAGTGGTACAACCAGGCGGGTGTGGAAGTGCCCGCTCTGTCGACCGACCGTCTGGTACAGGTTGATTTCATGGCCCGGGCTTCAGGGCCTTCTTCTGGCAGCTCATACAGAGTTAAGTTGATCGTTGACGGTTCCGACCAGTCCGATGGACAGGATGAGCTGCCGGTGTTTGACACGTATGTGCGTAATCGTATCTCGTATCGTACCGTGCTCACAGCGGGCAGAACGCATCAGGTGATCATCGCCATCATGCCGAACACCAACAAGGGGCAGTTCACTTGGCGTGGATTGCGCACTGTAGAGGTGACTGATATAGGGGTGGCGCAGTGAGCTGGCGACATTGGCTGAATGATGCGCGTACCGGCCAGATCATAGCACCGTTGGACATTCCATCGTTTTCCTGGCAGATGACCGTTGGCGATTTCGGTTTCTCGACCACGGCGAAGAACCTGGGTGACGCGGGTGCGTCGAACCTCACCCTGCCGTGGAGTGCGTTGAACGCTGACACTCCCGCCGAGCGCAGTCATCTGCTGAGCATGGGTCGCAGGGCATTGTGCTCCGCATGGGTGTATGACGGCGTGGCCGACAGGCGTGGCGCGCCGATCCTGTGGGGTGTGTTGGGGGAGCGTGCGGACACGTGGCTTGATACCACGTTCCCGCTCTACTCGCCCATGAGCCTGCTGGATGCACGCTATGCGATCCGTGACGGCGTTTTCCGTGACACCAAGTCCACGGATACGGTGAGTTGGACCGGCTTGTCGCTGCGTGGGCTCGCCTCGAATCTGATCGATCTGGCCACTAGTGGGAAGGACGGTGGCGTGCTGCCGTTCGACGCGACGTACATGAACGAGCCGGGCAATCATCAGCGCACGGATTACCAGGCATGGAACGTGCAGAATCTGGGCGTGAAGACATTGCTCACGAACATCGCCAATGCGGGTGGAGGGCCTGACATGACGTTCCGCCCCTACTGGTCGGATGCCAAGCATGTGCGCTGCCGGTTCCTCGCAGGTTCGGACGCGGACGTCTATCTGGACATGGACCACGCGCCGATCGTGCTCAACAGTTTCCCCGGTGGCGGATCGTTGGAGGATCTGACCATCAGCTATGCGCTGCCCTACCAGCGCGTGTACGGGACGGGAGCGGGCACCGACGCGAGCGTGCTCACCACGCTAGCCGAGGACCTCACGTCGATCACCGGATCCATGGACCCGCCGATCCTTCGCGAGATGACCTACTCGGATTCCGACGCGGCGAATCTCGGTGTGCTCAAACCCAAGGTCCGGGCGGCTCTTGCGGCCAACGAGGTTACGGCGATGCAGTTCACGGGCAGCATCGACGTGGATGACACGGATTCCAATAACACGCTGCTTCATCCGCTTGGCTCGTTCTGGCCGGGCGAGGTTTTCCATCTGGACGTTTCGGGTTTCCCCACGCTCCCTGATGGGCGTTATGAGACCCGTCTCATGGAGATGAGCGGCGACCAGACGAGCAAGGTCAAGGTCAAGTTCGATGTGATGGACGCGATTTTCTAGGAGGTTTTCGGATGGCTTTTCATCCGGATATCACGCGCAGGGATGATGTGTCGCTCGCCCTGGATGCCGCGAACAGCGCGGTGCGTATCGCCTCGCGCCAGTTGACGGGCAATGCGGGCACGGTCGAGATCCCGAACGCTGACGGCACGAGCACGATCATGGGCGTGGGTGCCGGTGGTTCGGGCATCGCCCCGTGGGTGGGGGACACCACAGCGCCGGGCAAGCCTCTTGGAATCAGCGCCGAGTCGCATAATGGTGCGGTGTGGGTGTC